TGAAACTTCTATAAAAATAGGTGATGAGATTATAGTCCATCATAATATATTTAGAAGATGGTACGATATAAAAGGTAAAGAACGTAATAGCGCTAAGTATTTTAAAGATAACTTATACTTTGCTCAACCAGATCAGGTTTTTTTATATAAAAAAGATTCTAAATGGATCTCATTTAATGATAGATGTTTTGTTCAACCTATAAAAAATAACAACAAGTTTAAGACTGATAAAACTAAAAAGCTTATTGGTATATTAAAAATTGGTAATAGCTCGTTAAAAGCGCTAGGAATAAACCCAGGAGACATTGTAGGCTTTAGGCCAAAGAGAGAATGGGAATTCGCGCTAGACGGAGAGCTTTTATACTGTATGAAATCTAATGATATTGTAATCAAATATGGACACAAGGAAAACGAAATTGAATATAATCCTAGCTGGGCAAGTAGCCGTAGAGGAGTTGATCAAAGTAGCTAAAGAACCTATAGTAGATGGTGATGATGATATAACTGCAGATAGACTTAAAAACGCTGCTGCAACTAAAAAACTAGCTATATTCGATGCTTTTGAAATTTTAAGTAGGATTAAAGAAGAGCAGGATATATTAGATGAAAAACCTAAAGAAGCTAAAAAAGAAGTTGTATTTCGTGGTTTTGCTGAAGGAAGATTTAAATAATGTACAAGCAAACCCTATACAAGGTATTACCTTATCATGTTAAACCTAAGATTCTAACAAGAATGAATAGGTATAAAAAATGGGAGTATGGATATAATGAAGACCATAACATGGTTGTTATATCTAAAACTGGTCAAATTGGAGAGGTTTATGAAATACAAAACCTTAAAATAGCTTTACCTAAAACTGACGGTATACATACTTTTGAAGACAATAGATGGAATCGCTTTAAATATCCAAAAGAATTAAAAAGAATAAAAACAGTATTTGACTGGAGAGAATATCCAGATGACTTTAAAGAAAAATACTACGATTATATTGATAAAGAGTTTAAACGCCGTGAAGAAGGTTTTTGGTATACTAACAAAGACAAACCTACTTATATTACCGGTAGCCACTATATGTATTTACAATGGTCAAAGATTGATGTAGGCCAACCTGATTTTAGAGAATCAAATAGATTATTCTTTATATTTTGGGAAGCTTGCCGAGCTGATAATAGGTGTTATGGTATGTCTTACCTTAAAAACAGACGTTCTGGATTTTCATTTATGGCATCTGGAATTACGGTTGACATGGCTACGATATCAACTGATGCACGTTTTGGGGTTTTATCTAAATCTGGTGCAGATGCTAAGAAAATGTTTACAGATAAGATAGTACCAATATCAGTCAATTATCCTTTCTTTTTCAAGCCAATACAAGACGGTATGGATCGTCCTAAGACTGAATTAGCTTATCGTGTACCAGCTTCTAAATTTACAAGAAGATCTATAGTTTCTACAGATAAACCAGAAGATCTTGCTGGACTAGATACAACTATAGATTGGAAAAACACTGGAGACAATGCTTATGATGGAGAAAAACTAAAGCTTTTAGTTCATGATGAATCAGGCAAATGGGAAAGACCTAACAACATATTAAATAACTGGAGAGTTACAAAAACTACATTAAGACTAGGTAGTAGAGTAATTGGTAAATGCCTTATGGGTAGTACTTCAAATGCTTTAGACAAAGGTGGCAGAAACTTTAAAAAATTATACGATGACTCAAACGTTAATAAAAGAAACGCAAATGGACAAACTCGTTCAGGACTATATTCTTTGTTCATTCCTATGGAATGGAACTACGAGGGATACATTGATTCTTATGGCTACCCTGTCTTCGAAACCCCACAGGGACCAGTGTTTGGACCTCATGGAGCGCCAATCAAAATTGGGGTTGTTGAATACTGGGATAATGAGGTAGATGGTCTTAAAGAGGACCAGGATGGATTAAATGAATTTTATAGACAGTTTCCACGCACAACAAAACACGCGTTCAGAGATGAATCAAAACAATCTTTATTTAATCTTATAAAAATATACCAACAAATAGATTATAACGAAGACCTTGAAAGGAGCTCTATAGTAACAACTGGTAGTTTTCACTGGGAAGAAGGTATGAAAGATACTAAAGTTATATTTGTACCAAATAAAAGCGGAAGGTTTAAAGTATCATGGGTTCCACCAGTTCATTTACAGAATCAAGTATTTATTAAAAATAATATGAAACATCCTGCTAATGAGCATATAGGTGCTTTTGGATGTGATAGTTATGATATATCAGGTACGGTGGATGGTAAAGGATCCAATGGTTCTTTACATGGCCTAACTAAATTTAGCATGGATGACGCTCCTTCTAATCACTTTTTTTTAGAATATATAGCTAGACCACAAACGGCTGAAATATTTTTTGAGGATGTGCTTATGGCTTTACATTTTTATGGCATGCCAATACTAGCGGAAAACAACAAACCAAGATTATTATATTATCTAAGGCGTAGAGGTTACAGAAACTTTTCTATGAATAGACCTGATAAATTAAAATTATCTGTAACAGAAAGAGAGATTGGTGGAATACCAAATTCTAGTGAAGATATAAAACAAGCGCATGCTGCTGCTATAGAAACCTACATAGAAGATTATGTTGGAGAACTGGTTGACAAGCATGGTTCAATGTATTTTCAAAGAACATTAGAAGATTGGGTCCAGTTTGATATTAACAATAGAACAAAGCACGATGCTTCTATAAGCTCAGGGCTTGCTATAATGGCGTGTAATAAAAATAAATATAGACCAGTAAATGAAATAATTAGAGAGAAAGTTTCTTTAGGTTTTTCAAAATATAATAATAAAGGAGATTTTTCTAAAATAATAAAATAAATGATTCAAGGAAATTATAACAGTGGTTTTCCCAGTCAGGTAGTACCTGATGAAGAGAAAATGAGTTGGGAGTACGGTACTCGTGTAGGTAGAGCTATAGAGTATGAGTGGTTCAGAAGTAATAGAGGTGGAGATAGGTTTTCCATGAACTTTGCTAATTTTCATAACTTAAGATTATATTCTAGAGGAGAACAGTCTATACAAAAATATAAAGACGAGTTGTCTATTAATGGAGATTTAAGTTATTTAAATCTTGATTGGAAACCCGTACCTATTATACCTAAGTTTGTAGATATTGTAGTAAACGGAATGTCGCAAAGAGACTATGACGTTAAAGCTTACGCTCAAGATCCTGAGTCACAAAAGAAAAGAACTAATTACGCTGAAGGTTTATTAAGAGATATTCAAGCTAGATCGTTTTTACAAAAAGCAGAAGAGCAAATAGGTATGAATCTATGGACAACTTCAGCTCCAGAAAATTTACCAGAAAATAAAGAAGAGTTAAGTCTGCATATGCAGCTTACTTATAAGCAATCAATTGAAATAGCAGAAGAAGAAGCTATATCAAACGTGATGGCTCAGAATAAATATATCCAAACCAAAAGAAGAATGCTACAGGATTTAGTAGTATTAGGTATTGGTGCGGTTAAAACTAATTTTAATAAATCAAACGGTATAACTGTTGAGTACGTAGACCCGGCTAATTTAGTATACTCATATACTGATGATCCAAACTTTCAAGATTTGTATTATGTAGGTGAAGTAAAAATGATACATTTAGCTGATCTACAGAAGCAATTTCCTGATTTGTCTGCTGACGAACTAAAGAAAATTGAAAAATTTCCAGGTACACAAAACTACCTTAGAAATTGGAACGAATCACCTGATATGGTAGCTGTATTGTTTTTTGAATACAAAACATATAGTAACCAGGTTTTTAAAATAAAACATACTGACCAAGGCTTAGAAAAAGCTTTAGAAAAAACTGATTTCTTTAATCCACCACCTAGTGACAACTTCGAAAGATTATCAAGATCTATAGAAGTGTTGTACAGCGGCGCTAAAGTTTTAGGTATTGAAAACATGTTATCTTGGGAAGTTTCTCAAAACATGACTAGACCTTTCTCTAATATGACAAAGGTTAATATGAATTATCAAATATGTGCTCCTAGAATGTATAGAGGACGTATAGAATCTCTTGTTGGAAGAATAACAGGTTTTGCTGATATGATTCAATTGACTCACTTAAAGCTACAACAAGTTATAGCTAGAATGGTGCCAGATGGTGTATTTGTAGATGTAGATGGTTTAGCTGAGGTTGATTTAGGTAATGGAACAAATTACAACCCACAAGAAGCTCTTAATATGTATTTCCAAACTGGTTCTATAGTTGGTAGATCATTAACCCAAGACGGAGACCCAAACAGAGGGAAAGTTCCTATTCAAGAATTACAAACGTCCAGTGCTAATGGTAAAATACAATCGTTAATAGGTACGTACCAATATTATTTACAAATGATAAGAGATGTCACTGGGCTTAATGAAGCTAGAGACGCGAGCACTCCAGATAAAGATGCTTTAGTAGGTATACAAAAAATGGCGGCTGCAAATAGTAACACCGCGACTAGACATATACTACAAGCGTGTTTATACTTAACTGTTAAAGCTGCAGAAAACGTATCGCTAAGAATTGCTGATATGTTAGAGTATGATCTATTGGCAGAGACTCTTAAAAAATCTATAAGTAATTTTAACGTAGGCACGCTAGAAGAAATGGCTAATTTAAACTTATTTGAATTTGGTATATATCTAGAGCTAGAGCCAGACGACGAAGAAATTGCTAAGTTAGAACAAAACATTCAAGTTGCTTTACAATCAGGTCAAATATTTTTAGAAGATGCTATTGATATTAGACAAGTCAAAAACTTAAAATTAGCTAACCAAACGCTAAAAGTTAAACGTAAAGCTAAACAAAAAATGGATCAGCAAATTGCTCAGCAAAATATACAAGCGCAGTCTCAAGCAAATATACAAGCTCAAGAAGCCGCTGCTTTATACGAAGTCCAAAAACATGAAGCTATGGCCTCTTCTAAGTTACAAATAGAACAAGGCAAGGCTCAGTTTGAAATACAAAAAATAGAAAAAGAAGCCCAAATAAAGAAAGAGTTAATGGAGATAGAATTTGGTTATCAAAAACAATTAGCTCAAATGGAAAAAGGATACATAAGTGGCAAGGAATCAGAAATAGAAGATCGTAAAGATAAAAGAACAAAAATGCAAGCAACACAACAAAGTGAGATGATTGCACAAAGAAACAACGACTCAGGTCCTGTAGATTTTGAATCAGGAAATGACAGTTTAGGAGGAATAAATCTAAATGGCTTTGGTCTATAGATAACCTTATTTATTAATTTTATATTATTATATTATGTCAGAAACAAAAACAAACGATGAAGTAGTGTCGCAAAATCCTATTGAAAAAGGAGACGTTAATACTGAATCAAAATCAGATTACAAAGTTGATCTAAAAACTGGAACAACAAAAAAACAAGAAACTTCTACTATAACTAAAGTGGATTTAACTAAAAAACCAGAAACAGATGCCATTCAAATCAGAGAAACAGGAAAGATGGATGTGGGCAAACAAACCGGAGATAGCGCTAAAGTGGACAAACAAATACCAGAGTCCAGCCAAGCTACTGAAGAGTTTAAACAAATCCAAGAAGTAACTGAAGAAGAATTAAAAAAAGTTGAAAATGTTGTTAAAGAAGCTGTTAGAGACGAAAAAGTCTTAGGAAAACAACTACCAGAGAATATTGAAAAACTAGTTTCATTCATGGAAGAAACTGGAGGTACAGTGGAAGATTACGTTAGACTTAGCGCTGATTATTCCAATGTAGATGGAGAAACATTATTAAAAGAATATTATAAAAAATCTAAACCACATCTTAACGATGAGGAAATAGGGTTCATCATGGAAGATAACTTTTCTTATGACGAAGAACTAGATGACGAGCGAGAAGTCAGGAAGAAAAAACTCGCACTTAAAGAAGAGGTTGCAAAAGCTCATGGCTATTTAGAAGAACTTAAGGGTAAATATTACGACGAGATCAAGTTGAGACCGGGCGTTACCCAAGAACAACAAAATGCCACAGACTTTTTTAATCGATATAATGAAAATCAGCAAGTTGCTACTCAGCAGCACGAGGATTTTAAGACTAAAACTAAAGAATTACTTTCTAACGATTTCAAAGGTTTTGAATTCAAAGTAGGAGATAAGAATTTTAGATACGGTGTTAAAAACCCTAGTGAAGTCGCAGAGTCCCAATCAAATATCACAACATTTGTTCAAAAGTTTTTGGACAACGATGGAGCGGTAAAAGATCACGAGGGTTATCACAAAGCAATGTACGCCGCTAGAAACGCAGATACTATAGCACAACATTTTTATGAGCAGGGTAAAGCCGATGCTGTAAAAGATGTGATTGCTAAATCTAAAAACATAAGCAACGACTCTAGGCCACAGCCTACTGGAGATGTTTTTGTTGGAGGATTTAAAGTAAAAGCAGTTAGTGGTGCTGATTCAAGTTCATTGAAAATAAAAACTAGAAAATTTAACAATTAAAATTTAAAACAAAATGGGAATATTAACTCCTCAATTTGGTAGTTTAGTGCCTTCACAAGCACAACAAACGTTGGCAAACAACTACCTAAACTTCAACGGCGCTGCCGGTGGGGGAACATTCGCACAACAATACCTTCCAGAAATTTATGAAGCAGAAGTAGAAAGATACGGTAATCGTACTATCTCTGGTTTCTTAAGAATGGTTGGTGCTGAAATGCCAATGACATCTGATCAAATAATTTGGTCGGAACAAAATAGATTACACATTGCATACGATGGTGTTGCATGTAACCAAGTTCAAACAATCACGTTACCAGCTGGCGTTACTAACGTACTAGCTCCTAACATGACTGTTGTAATTATGGATCCAGCTAATCCATCTGCTACTGTACACGCTATCGTAGGAAATGGAGCTATTCAAACTGGTAACCAAACTGCTACAGTTTATCCTTATGTTGCTGCTAACCTTGCTGGGTTAAGCGCTGCTGGACTAAAACTATTTGTATATGGTTCTGAATTTGCAAAAGGTACTGCTGGTTCTACTGAGAACGTGACTCCTTCTTTTACACAATTTGCTAACTCACCAATCATTATCAAATCTAACTACCAAATTAGTGGATCTGATACTGCTCAAATAGGTTGGGTTGAAGTTGCTGCTGAAGATGGAACATCAGGTTTCTTGTGGTATTTAAAAGCTGAAGGTGAAACTAGATTAAGATTCGAAGATTACTTAGAAATGAGTATGGTTGAGGGTCAATTAGCTACGGCTGGTTCTGGTTTTTCTGCTAATCAAGCTTTAATACCTGGATTTGGTGGAGCTGCTCCTGTTATAGCTGCTAAAGGTACTCAAGGTTTATTCTCGGCTATACAGTCAAGAGGTAATGTTATGGCTGGATACGGTGGAACATTAACTGACTTTGACGCTATATTACAAAACTTAGATTCTCAAGGTGCTATTGAAGAAAACATGCTTTTCTTAGATAGAGCTACTGAACTACAGTTTGATAATATGTTAGCACAACAAAATTCTTACGGAGCTGGAGGTACATCTTACGGTGTATTTGAAAACTCTGAAGAAATGGCGTTGAATTTAGGTTTCTCTGGATTTAGAAGAGGTTCTTATGACTTCTACAAGACTTCATGGAAATACCTAAATGATGCTTCTACAAGAGGCGGTTCTGGAAACTTCACTGGTGGTGACAACATCGACGGTGTACTAGTACCTGCAGGAACAACTACTGTGTATGACCAATTACTTGGTACAAACATACGTAGACCATTCCTACATGTTAGATACAGAGCTTCACAAGCTGATGACAGAAGAATGAAATCTTGGATCACGGGATCTGTTGGTGGTGCATTCACTACAACAAATGATTTCATGCAAGTATCTTTCTTATCTGAAAGATGTTTAGTAACACAAGCTGCAAATAATTTCGTATTATTCGTTGCTTAATAATCATGTAATTCTTACCCTCGTTGTATTAACGGGGGTAATTATTACTCTTATAAACTATTTAATTATATTATATTATGTCAAAAACAAAAGAAAAAATAAACCACAACCCGGAAGAGGGTTGGGAAATAAAAGATAGAAACTATTTTCTTACTGGAAAAGATAGACCTTTAACTTATACACTACCTTCAAAACACTCGGCACGTTACCCTTTACTGTGGTTCAACGAGCACACTGGAGAACAAAAAGCTATAAGGTATGCTACTAACCAAATGTCTCCATTCGAGATAGATCAAAAAGGTGAAGTAACAATGTCTCATATTGTCTTTAGAGATGGTACATTGCATGTTCCTAAGAGAATGCAGTCATTACAAAAACTTTTATCAATATATCATCCCTATAAGGATTCTAGATATGTAGAACATTTACCAATGGCAGAAGCTCAAAATGATTTATTTTATTTAGAGCTAGAAATTGAAGCATTGAACCACGCTAAAAACATAGGTGTTGACGAAGCTGAAGCTATTCTTAGAGTGGAAAAAGGTTCTGTAGTATCTGAAATGAGTTCTAAAGAAATAAAAAAAGACGTCTTATTGTTTGCTAAAAAAGATCCACAATTGTTTCTTGATTTAGCTAAAGATGACAATGTTCTTTTAAGGAATCTTGGTATTAAAGCTGTTGAAGCTGGAATAATAAATCTTTCAAGTGACAATAGAGATTTCAAATGGGCAAGCAATGGCCGAAAACTTTTAACAATACCTTTTGAAGAACACCCATACTCAGCGTTAGCTGCATGGTTCAAAACAGATGAAGGTTTAGAAGTTTATAAAACTATAGAGAAAAAACTCTCTTAACCTGTAATACTAATATAGGGTCCGTTTATTCGGGCCCAATATTATAACAAAAATACACAAATGGCAATAAACGTAGATACTGTTTATAAGACAGTTTTATTAATACTTAACCAACAGCAAAGAGGTTATATGACCCCTGATGAGTTCAACAAAGTTGGATCTCAAGTACAGTTGAATATGTTTGAGAACTACGCTAGTGATCTCAATCAACAATACCGCGTTCCTCAAAACGATACAGAGTACGCTAATAGAGTTAAGAATATAAACGAAAAAATTGACATTTTTAAAAAGATTGGTTCTGCTAATTACAATACAGCGAACTCTTATTTTACTCTTCCTTATGCTAGCGCTTTACCTTTTTTCACAGAGAGCGAAGCAAACAACAATACTAACACTTACACGGTAACTGGTTTTACTAGTTTAACTCAAACAAACTTTGATGTGCAATGGAAAGTAACGGCTGGAGCTACTGAAATATATGATTACACTTTTACAATAACTGGAACTGGTACACAATTTGTATTTACCAGCGTGCCAGTTGGCGCGATGGTTTTTGAAGCATATTCCATGGATTTTTACAGAATAGGTACTGTTATTTATAACGATGCTACAGAAGTACAAATGATGGATAGAAACGAGTGGTACTTAATTAAAAGAGCGCCTTTGGTTGCTCCCACTACTTCTCAACCAGCCTGCTTGTATGAAGACCAAAAAATATACGTATACCCTACATCTATAGTAAATAGTATACAAGTTTCTTATATTAAAAAACCTAGTAATCCTATTTGGGGTTATGTGCCAGGTGCTTTAGGTCAATTTACTTACAACGAAGAAACATCTACTCAATTTGAATTACATCCATCAGAGCAAACAGAACTTATATTAAAAATATTAATGTACGCTGGTGTCATTATAGAAGATCCAAGCTTAGTACAGATCGCTTCAGAAAAAGTACAAGGTGATGAAATAAATGAAAAAAGCTAACAAATGGGATTACTTACAGAAAATAACTTACAATACTACGGAGGAACTCAATTGTTTACTCAGAACGCTAACACTCGAGATTTTGTTAGCACATTTGATACTACATTAGTATTTACGACAAACGACCCTACTAGTTCTGCTTACTCATTAAACAACTGTCAACTGTATCAAAGTGTTGATTTTGGTGTTACATGGACATCTTATAACACTTTAGTTAATCCTCTTTACACTGCTACGTTTAATCAATTAAATAATACTATAACTATAGCAGCATTAGGAATACCAACTGGAAACTGGTTTATGATTCAGTTGAAACAGTCTGCAATTGACAATAATTACGGAAGCTACGAATACATAAGTATAAACGATGTTGTTAATAATTATTTAGTCGCTTATGTTGGTGAAGGCAAACTAGTACCTAATGTCAAAAGAACTGATGTTATATTCCATGCTAAGCGTGGGTT